GTTGTTGGAAAAGATTACCGTTCGTTCGGATTGGTCATTGCGCTACACGCTTGACTCCGAAACAATGGTACTCACTTGTCACCTCTCTCACCACGATGCAAGCGGGCAGTTCACGGTGCAGGCAACGCCTAATCCTGACCGCTAATCCAACCAACCACAAGCAAGCCCGTCTCCGTAAGGGGGCGGGCTTTTTGCGTTGTCTCCACTCTTGCGCTTGCTGTCATCCGCCACCGTCGTAGTAGTAACTGGGACATCGGCAGCCCCGCTACCCGATGTCCCAGGTGTGCCACGTCGCCTGGTTTGAACGTGAGCGTTTCGTGTTTGAAAAAATAAAAACTGAGAAAACTGCAAAAAAGAAACAAAAAGTTGGAGAAAAGTAAAACTTTTAGCGAAAAACTTGAAAAAACAAAAGTTTGTTGCTATGTTGCATCCCCGTTTTCACGTAGCAACCGGCTTCGTGCGCGCGAGTCCCGATACGGCGAGCTCGCTCGCGGGGCTTCGGCACGGCTCGTCGCCCTTCGTCGCCGCCGCTGCCAGTCCTTCGTTGCGCCTGTGACAACTGCCACATTGACATTGTCGCCTGCACCCTGTACCATACAAGTATGAGAGGGGGTGAAATGAAACTAACAAATACCGAACTGTCGCTAATCGCATTACGCAACGCTGACCGTTCAGGTCGTGAGTGCGACCCGCACGAAGTTATCGCTCAAATGGGCAAGATGAACTTTTTCGCGGTGTGCGGTGGTAAGTGGGCAAAGATAAACGCTAGTGATGGCGTGACTATCGGCTTACTGATGCCGTGCGGAGAAAGTCGTGCGGTTGAGGTGATACTCAACTTCTTAGACCTTTACGAAGTGCGCCGTGTGCGCCGTGTGAATCGTGGCGATGCAAAAGGCTCGCTAGTCGTTGAGTACGAAGTGCTTGATGTCTATTGCGAGAATCTAGGCGATGCTGTCTATTCCGCTTCCTGCTGGAAGTAATCCAACCCAACAACCCAACTAACCGAGTGCGCCCGTTCCCGAAAGGGGGCGGGCGTTTCTTGTTGTGTGCCATCTTCCGCCACCGTCGTAGTAGTAACAGCGCTGAGCCTTGCAGCCCCGCTGGTTTTTGTTTCCCAGTCAGGTTGCGAAGAAGGGCGTGTGGGGCTTTGAGATGTGACAAAAGAGTGCTTGCTTTTCTTTGCTGGTGCTTGTACCCTACACCTGTTACCTAACTATCCCTAAGGGGGGTCAAATGCCAACAGTAGATTATGACGGAATACAGATGATGTATGAGTCAGACATAAACAAGTCAGAGAGTGGTCTTATGGAGTCACTTATTGACGCTGTCAAAGATGGCGAGTTATCGCCTTTCGTCTTCACGATGGAGTGGTCTATCTGTGACTACTGCCGTGGTGGTGGTGGACACTCTCGCCGTTTCGGTGCGATGACATCAGATGAGTTCGCAGAGTGGAGCGATGAGTCTCGTGAGGCGTATATGCGTGGTGCTTACGATGAGCGTTGCGATGCGTGTAACGGTCAAGGCAAAGTTTACGAGATGAACGAGAAAGACCTGCCCGAGGAAGTCCAAGAGTACATCGGGCGATATCGCTCAGACGCTTACGAGTCTGCTTCCACCTCAGCAATGGAACGCCGTTTCGGTTGCTAGTGGTTACCGTTGCGCTCATCATTAGTATCGCCGTCTTAGCCGTAGCCATTTCCTAGTCACCCGACCAAGAGAGGTCGCCTGCCCTTAGAACGGGGGTGGGCGACCTTTTTTGCGTACCCGTAGAGGCATCTGTAAGGCTCGCAGAGGCGAGATAACCATTGCTTGCTCATATCCGTACCCCAACAACTACCGAGGGCTTTTGAGTCGCAGAGTAATCCAGTTGGGGTTTGTCTTCCACCACCGTCGTAGTAGTGAGAGGTGGGTCTGGCAGTCCCGACTGCCAGACCCAGATGTCCCAGTCTTCTGGGGGAAAGACGATGCGTGGGATTCGGACATTAAGTTTTTATAAAAACCAACTCAAAAAAACAAAAGTTTGACGAAAAAAGAAAAAAAACTTAAAAACTTTGAGGAAAAACTTGAAAAAGAACGAACGCTTCGCTAGGGTTTGCCCGTTTCGCCCGTGCGAGCGCGCGAGTCCCGTTGGAGCGGGTTTCCCCGCGGGACTACCCAGAGGCCCCCGGCCGCAGCTCGAGCTTAGGTTTGGCGGCCGCAGCTCGAGCTCGGATTATCAAACCAGGTGTGTCAAATGTCACTGTGTTGTTGCGCCTTATAGGCTGTACCATCTACCTCTTCTAAAGAAAGGTATCTATGCCGGAGTTTTATCCGGAAGAAACCAAACACCAAAAGTCAAAAAGGTTTAGTAACTCATCAGGAAAGATGGTCAAAGCATTTAGCCACACAAAGTGTGGTCGGTGCGACACCATAATTGTTGAGGGAACAGAATGTGTTTGGCTTCGCAGTAAAGGTTGCTTCCATAAACAGGGCGAGTGCCCACCCAAAGAAGACCGATGACTATTTTAATTATCGTTCTCATTGCAGTAATAGTTGTAGCGATGTCCTAGCCCCCCAAGGACATTGCTCTTACAGAAAGACCCCGTGCTAAAAAGTGCGGGGTTTTTCTTTGTCTTCCGCCACCGTCGTAGTAGTAACTGCTCCCTTCGGAAGCCCCGCTTTCCGAAGGGAGTGTCGCTCAGCGCACGTTCGCCGTCGCTAAAAGGAACTTCGCAAAAAAAATAAAACTCAAAAACTTTGTTTTCTCGTCAAAAAAGTCAGAAAAAGAGAAAAAGTTGCGAAACAAACTTGACAAATGAAAAAAACTTGTTATGTTGCTGGCTTGCGGGGGGGTGTGTCACAGTTTTGCCATCTTCCGCGCGGGAGCCCCGTTACTACTCTCGAGTAGTAACGGGACTATGAAGCCCTCAGCCAGAAACTTGCTGGGGCGAGGAACTGCGTTCTTTCTTTTCTTGCGTGTTGGCGGCTGCGTGAAAGTAAAAAAAGAAATGCTTGACTTTTGTTTGTGTGGGGTGTACCTTGTAAGCAGGTGGAGACCTACCCGAAAGGAACTATGTACTACTTTGTGCGCTCTTGCGTGCGGTGGTTGTTTTGGACGGTCATAATCTCAGCATTTTGGCTCGCCATCATCACCTACACAAACAATTACACAGAAAAAATACCTGACTGTGAGTTAGGGCATTTTCCGTGTGAAGCACCAACAACAATTTATGACCCATACGGAATGGGGGGGTAATGGAAATAGTAATAATCATTTTATCGGTAGCGTTTTTAGCAGTCTCAATCAGTTAGAAGCCAATAAAAAAGGCGCACTCGTTACTGGGTGCGTCTTTTTTAGTGCTCAAAATCAACTGGACTTAGCAGTCCCGCTCGCTCCGTTACAATCTTCCACTCATTACGCATTTTGCTACTTGGGGCTTTGCCTCCAAGAAAGCAAAAAACTTCATGTCGTTACAGATGTAACTTCGCTCGCAGTCTGCTCGTTCACTCTACGAGTGAACTTCGCAGCCCCGTTATTAATCGTCTTGAGTCATACAGCGACTCTCACGTATGGCATCTCGCCGGCCCAAAAGAAGAACCGCTTTAGCTCCTGATTCGGTAATCATAAGGTTCTCGCCGTTTTCCGTTATGTAGCCCATCGAGACAAGCTTGTCCACGCCTTTGATAAAGTATTCCTTGCGTTTTGCCGTTGATGGGCGAAACTCAATGTATTCAGCGTAAGTGAACGGCTCATTACGGAATCGAGCGTAATAAAGGATGCGCTTAGGAGCGGAACGGTACGGAATTTCTCTCTTGGATATTCCGTAGTCTGGATAGCGAGTGCTGAACGAAGGTGATTTTCCCATCAGGGCATTCTATAGGGGTTTGTAGGGTTCCCACTCTTCGGTAGACCAATTTATCCAATCGATATTTGGGTCCCTACTATCGTCCCAGTATGTGCATATTTCACCAAGGAGCGTTGCTACTCGAGCTATCTCCGGGAAGTTCTTCGGAAGCTCTTCGTGTAAGTTCTCGAGCCACCCAGCGCACCATATCTCTTCCGAATAATAAGCCATGACACGAGGAAGCATCCATCGCATCAGACGCATCAGTTCATCAGGGCTAGCCACTCTATCCCACTTGGGGAAGCTAGATATTTCCGCCCAAGAGCGCGATACATCTTCCGGGTCGTAATACTTCTCTGTCGACATAACCACACATGCTACTAGACTTACCGCATGTCTATTGGCGCACTAACTCTTGCAGACGACCATCTTGTCCTTGACTTTCCGTATGACGCCGAACAGGTAGCTACTATAAAGCTCATACCAGGAGCAAAGTGGGACAAAGCATCAAGGGTATGGCGTGCGCCTATGTCGTCGCTCCCCGAAGTCCGTCAGTTTGCACAAGACCTCGGATTCACCATAGACACCGAAGTGCTCAAGTTTGACCTGCCCATGCCTCTGAATGAAGCCCGAGGGCTATACATGGACGGAGACTGGGTATATCTAAGCTTTGCCTATGACCCGGTACGCGTAAGGTCGGTAAAAACATTGCCTGGCGTCACTTGGCATTCACCGACCAAGGCATGGCGTGTCCCTTCTTCGGCGTTGCGTGATGCAATTGCTTGGGGTGACAAGTTTGGGCAGCCGATGGAAGATGGCTTGCGCGACAAGGCTGCAGTGATGATGGAAGAAAAAGCATCAATCGTTGCATCTTCACGTGCCAAGGACGCAGATATAACTATTCCGACCCTTAATGGGAAGCTGCTCCCATATCAAAAGGCCGGCGTCTTCTATGCATCAAATGCTCGTCGCTGTTTTATAGCCGATGACATGGGGTTAGGAAAGACAATGCAGGCCATAGCAACGTTGGAGTACGTGCAAGACTCGTACCCTGCCGTAATTACATGCCCGCCAACCCTGGTACTGAACTGGCGTGATGAAATAAACAAATGGTTACCGCACCGAACCGTTGCCATAGTCGCAAACCGTGCAGACTTTCCAGACAAAGGGACGTATGACGTTTTAATCGTCGGCTATTCAAATATTGACCATTGGCAAAACCAACTAAAAGGGCATCGGTCATACGTGTACGACGAGTCTCATTATGCAAAGACCCCATCAACTAAGCGCACTAAGGCTGCAATAAAGATGGCACGGTCTGCGCCGAAAGAAGGACTGGTTCTATGTTTAACGGGAACACCCATCACTAACCGTCCAGCAGAGTACGCAAGCCAACTTGACATTCTTGGCCGACTCAACGGGTTTGGCGGACTATGGGGTTTCTACCGAAGGTACTGCGGCGCTTTCCGTGACAGGTTTGGGCAATGGCACATTGATGGGTCGTCTAACCTTGACGAACTAAATGACACCCTTCGCTCGTTGTGTTACATCCGGAGAATAAAAGCCGATGTACTTCAAGAACTTGCACCGGTGCGGCACTCGAAAATTATCGTACCTACTAGTGCTGCGGGAATGAAAGAATACAAACAAGCCGAAGAAGACATTGTTGAATACCTTGTGGCGCGCGCGAAAGAAATAGCCAAAGAGCTTGGAGAGTCACCGTATTCCGCAGCTGTGCGCGCCAAGATACGAGCAGAATCTAATGAGCATCTTGTGCGTATCTCTGTTCTTCGTCGCCTTGCAGCAAAAGCAAAGATGGAAGCAGTAACCGAATGGATTGACTCAAAGCTTGCTGGAGGAGACAAGGTTGTTATTGCCGCACATCACCGTGATGTTGTCGACAGTCTTGCAAATAAATACGGTGGGCTAAAGATACAAGGCGGCATGAATGCCGACGATGTGCAAGAAGCCAAGCGACTATTTCAAACTGCATCTATCGACGAAGCACCCGTAATAGTTTTGTCAATGCAAGCAGCAAAAACAGGACACACACTAACCGCAGCTCAAGATGTTCTATTCGTTGAACTTCCGTGGACACCCGCTGATGTTGACCAAACTTACTCGCGCTGCCATCGTTTAGGGCAAACAGGAAGCGTCATGGCAACTTACATGCTTGCTAAAGACACTATAGATGAACGCATCTATGAGATGATTGAGTCCAAGCGAGATGTTGTGAACAAAGCCACCGAAGGCGGTGATGTAGAATTGTCTGGAGGAGCATCTCAACTGGTGTTTGATTTCTTGAACGCCGGGTTAAAGAAAGAAGTTGACCGTGGATGAATGGATGACCGATGAAGAGTGGGCAGCAGAACTCATATTGTTCGATTTGCTCAACAGCGGAGTGATAAAAACCATTGGGTTTGATAAAGATGGTGAAGCATTGATAATGCCAACATCAGAATTCATTCAAGGTCTACGCCAAAGTCTAGACTGGGACGATGGCGGAAATTAACAAAAAAAGTGCACCGCAGCATGAAGTCGTTGAGATTATTAAACACGGTAGCTGGGGGCACGTTGAATACATCCACAAGCTAAAATGTGGACATGCCGAAGTGCGTAAACGCATTGCATCAACACCGCGTCTTGCTTGCACTAGTTGCGTTAAGGCTGCCGAAGCAACACATATGCTTTCTGAACTAGCGAAACCGCCAAGCGTCTATTTAGATTCAAGCGAAATACATGATGAAATTGCAATTGATATCGCAAGCACCGAGCAAGACATCGCAAGATTGCGTGCTGCTATCGCTCTACGGTTGGGTATTGATTCTGATGCTATCGATATGATTGTCGATGAGACTACAGATACGCCAACAATTGTTCAGGTAGTCATATTTATGGATGCATATCAGGCCATAGCCTTTGCTAATCAAGAATCTTCTGCCTGATTTATTTCTTGTTGAATTGTATACGCGCGCGTACCAGGGCCTATTGGGTTTACCGCAGTTATATGCAGTTCGTTGATTAACAGATTACGTATTAACCAATGCAACGGGTATGAACGAGGGTCTTTGAGGTGTTTCTTGCGGAACTCTGCGCAATAAGCAAGTGCACGCGTACGCAAACCAGGCGTAGCCATATTGTCCTCTACGCACTGTTTTACTCCCGCCCAACCATTGTCCGCATAGAACATAATCCTGCGCTCAAGGTTGTATGAGGGCCAGATGCGTCGTTGTGCATCAATATGAGGGAAGCACTCGTATAGCCGGTCATAGAACTCTGGTTCTGTAGCCACAACATCACCAATGCGCCGGATGGCCACAGCATGAAGCGGTATTCCAACCCGTGTGTTACTGCCCGTAAGGGCCGCACGGTCGTAGTACTCGCAGTATGGGGCATTGTGTTCTTCGGAAATGAACTTCAACACATCGTCGGTTGTCCAGTCATAGATTACCTTTGCAAAACGCAACGGGATATTCTTTTTCATTCGATAAGGAGTGACAATGTAGTTCTCGTGCAACTTCTGAACGCAAGAGCGGTAGCGAATCATCGATTCGTTTGCTCGCACACCAGTAATGAATGCAACCCGCCCTTGTTTGCCTTGCATTGTGTAATAATCAATAGACTGCGGGAGGGGAAGTGACGGGTCTAGTCCAAAGTGCTCAGCGCGTATTGCATACGACGGCATCTCGCGGACTAAACGTCCTTCAGAAGCGCGATATGGCGACCAAAGTAAGCAGTACTCGCGACGACCAAGCACCCATATCTCTTGCCCTTGGGGAAGGCAATACCACTCCATGTCCACCCAGTCGTAGTTGCGGACTTCTTCCATAAACTTTATAACCGTTGGGCTAACCATCTCCTCGTCGCGAAAGATGACCTTGACTGGACCCAACCCGCGCTCTTCATGGATTTCTTTAGCAAGGTATAGAACTGCTGTTGAGTCTTTACCGCCAGAGAACTGTACACAGACCGTGTCAAAAGTGTCGTAGACGTGCCGCATGCGTTCACGTGCTGCATCTACGCAGTTTATGTCTAGGAATAGGCGCTGACGAGTCAAGAGACAACCATGGGCCATATGTATGCAGCAGACGGGTCATCTTCCCAACCAAACTGCGAGTAATACAGGCTATCTTTACGAAGAAGGTTTGAGCGGTGAGAGGAGTGGACTGCATTGTCACCCCACCATGACGGCATGTCTTTTATATCTGGAGCTCCAAGCTCAAGTATCTTGGCTTTTGTTGTGTCTTTGTATCCGCGCGCAATCCATTCATCACACATTGCTACGCCATACGCAATTAAACCTTGAGTATTGTTAGCCCACATACGAGATGCTGGATGCGTACTCCACCCGGCGGTTATCCCAAGATTAGCGCGAAGTATTTGAAATGTTTCTACGCGCTGTTTGCCTAAGCGACGGTAGTCAAGGGCTGCAGCAGACGCAGCGATGTTTGAGTAAGGAACAAATGTTTGCATTTTGTCTACTTTTCTAATCTTTATATGGAAGTAGCTGAACTTCACTGTCTGTATCGACCGGAGAATATACTTCTTCCGATTTGTTTAGTTTATCTTTAGCCAAGATATACGCAACCTGGAGAGCCGTTAATGGGTTTTCACGTGGACCGCTATTGAGCGCCCACATGGAATCTGCTGGCGCGGACTTGTCTGCTTCTGGAAAGGCCAAACACCTCCACTCCCTGTTTTCGTAGGTGATGGCAAAGGCAAGTTTGTGCTTGGTGAACCACGTTCCGTACGTATGGAACTCGGAGCAACCGTCTCCGTATGGATAATCTGTGTGTTCTTCTGTTCCGTATATCAAGGGCATGTCCAGATGATACCCGTAAAAGATGGCTCTATAGCAAACAAGTCATCATCTGGGGCGAAAGTCTTTACTGATACAGTGTGCGAAGGTAACAACATGAGCCACGAACTTGATTTCACAAAAGACAATACGGCCAGAATGGCCTACGCAACCGGCCCAGGAAGAGCTGTCCCCTGGCATCGCCTAGGCGTTCCTATGAAAGGTCTTCAGACGGTTGACGCAATGCTTGCTGCTGCTAGCGCTGACTTTGACGTGCTTCTCACTAAAGTCGCAGCAGTAGATGACTACGGCAATCTAATTCGCAACGCAGATGGAACTGTATTGATAATCGATGACAGCCGAGCCACCGTTAGACAGAATAGTGACGGCAGCTTTGATGCTCTTGCTACTGTTGGCACCCGTTACGTGGTGCGTCAAAACCGCGAAGTACTGGAACGAGCCATTGCTGTTGTGGGAGCATCGGATGGAGATGCGGTAATGGACACAGTAGGTGTATTGCGCGGTGGTGCGCGTTTCTTTGCAACCATCGACCTTGGGGCAGTAGTTATTGACCCAATGGGCGTAAACGATAAAATTTCTAGATATTTAGTTGTCTCTACAGGGCATGATGGTGTTTGGCCAATTCGGTATGCAAATACGGACATTCGTGCAGTATGCAACAATACCGTAGTACTTGGGCTAAAGAAGGCAGAAAGAGTCTTTACTGCTCGTCACACGAGAAATGTTGACACCGTAATAGAGGATGCGCGTACTGTTCTGCGTATCTCAACTAACTGGGCAGATGAATTCAAAGCCGAAGCAGAGAGAATGTTGGCAATCCCTGTTCTTCCTAAAAGCCGAAAACTATCGGAAGTCATTGACGGTGTATTCCCAATAGAAAAAGACCAAACATCTCGACAGAAGAAACATCGCGATGAAACCATTTCTAAAGTCCTTGCTATATACGGCAACGACCGCAATGCCGGTACTTATGGCTACAACGGTTGGTCTATCTACAACGCAATAGCAGAGTATTTTGACCATCATAGAACTGATGACCCAATAGCCAATGCGATGTCATCCATGGATGACACTTCAGTAACTACCGTGAGGAAGTTGACTACACATCGCTTGGTGGTAAAATAACTAGATGGGTTCAGACTTTTTCTCAGATGATTTTTTTGCATGGGAAGACGATGATGACGACTTCCTCCAAGCGACTGATGATGAAGAGTTTTGGACGGACGAAGTAGAAACTCGCTACGAGCACACTGCGCGTCAAATAAGCAAACTGGTGCAGATTGCCATCAATGAAGAAGGAACTCCAATCGTAGGTGAGTTCATGAAAGCCATAGAGAACTGCATGGGGTGGCGCTTAGAGGTGGTGGCGGACTCTTCTTCCATAGATGACGTTCTGTTCCATGGCTATAACACTTACGACGAGCTTGGGTGGCTTCATTACATGAATTCAACGCAGTTTCATCAGCTATCCCGCGACGTAACTCACATGGCAAACGCTGCAAGTATGGACTTTGTTAATCAACATATGGGCAACAAACGCCCCATGCGCAAGAAGATTCGTAACATTCTCTGGAAACTTGTCAAGCGACTTGATTTTTAATTGAATTATCCCGTATGCTCATTCCTCTAGCAGGGAGAGTAAATGATTGGATTTCGCGTAGAACGTGATTTTGACCTACAGCCACCTAAGAACGGTGCATGCGTAGGACACCCAACTGAGTGGTGGTTCCCAGCAAAGGCTCCACGCCGACAAGACTGGATTAATATTCGTACAGCCCGTCAGATTTGTGAGAGCTGTGATGTGCGCGTAGAGTGCCTTGAGTACGCAATAGAAGCCGAAGAACATCACGGCATATGGGGGGCTATGGCACCAGAACAACGCAAAGTAGAGATTCGTCGTCGGCGCAAAGCTGGCCTAATGGTCCGGAAGCGTCATGTCATCAATTTCTGAACCAGTAGATAAGGTACTTTCGCTCCTAGATGGAGTACGCGAATCAGGCAAAGACCAGTGGATGGCGCGCTGTCCTTGTCGTAACGACGATTCAAACCCTAGCCTCGCTATCGCGCAAGGTGAAGATGGAACTGCATTACTCCATTGTCATCGAGGCAACGCTTGTTCCGTTGATGAGATATGCAAGTCCATCGGCATGACGCCACGTGAACTTTTCACAGAGGATGAAGATTGGAAGCCAGTAGCGCGACCACGCTCTGCAGGAAAGATTGAGACGCTTGCATCATCTGCAAAAAAGAAGATGGGCAAGAAGATTGAAAAGGTTTACCCGTACACAGACGAAGAGGGAACTTTATTGTACGAGAAGGTTCGTTTCCGTTTAGACGACGGAAGCAAGTCTTTTGCTAATCGCCAGCCAGATTCATCACGTTCAGGTGAATACATCTGGAACCTCAAGAACCCACCAGTGCGTCGTGTTCTTTATCGCTTGCCAGAGCTCAACGATGCAATATCAAAAGGAGAACCCGTATGGCTTGTTGAGGGTGAAAAAGACGTTGACACACTCATGGACCTTGGCATCTTTGCTACAACAATGGACAGCGGAGCAGGAAAGTGGGAGCAGTCTTATACCGATACTTTAAGTAACGCTTATGTAGAGATTATTGCTGACAACGACGATGTAGGACGACTGCACGCGATGCATGTGTCAGAGCGCCTTTTGGCTGCCGGTGCACGTGGGTGCAACATATGGGTATCAAAACACGGCAAAGATATCACTGACCACTTGACTGCAGGTAAGACTTTTGACGACCTAACCGCACTAGATGCATATGACCTACCAGATACTGTTCCTCAACTAGAGATAGATGATGGAGAGCCAGCAGCAGAAGACAAGCTACTTGAACAGATTGCCGACGTATTTGCCCGTGACAAGTTGACGCTTACGCAAAAACTCAATCGTGCGTCATTGTTAATCAACTCAGCAGGGGTTGAGGAAGCGCATAGCACTGGTCGAACAGTTAAGTGGCAAGAGTTTCTACAAGAAGTAGACCAAGATGTATATGAGTGGGTTATTCCAGGATTGCTTGAGAAGCGCGAGCGTGTCATCGTCGTTGCTGCAGAAGGTGTTGGTAAGACAATGCTCGCACGACAAGTTGCTATCTGCGCAGCCGCAGGACTACACCCGTTCACTTTTCAGCCAATGAAGCCCGTATGTACTTTAACTATCGACCTTGAGAACCCTGAGCGCATTATTCGCCGCACAACTCACAGCATTATGCATAACGCCGTAAAGAAGTCTCACGCAACTGACGTTCTTGCTCATCTGCACATGAAGCCAGACGGTATTGATTTATGCTCCGTCAAAGACCGCACTTATATTGAAGAACTTGTCGACCGTATCAAGCCAGAGATACTTTTCCTCGGCCCTCTCTACAAGTCCTACGTAGATAACGGAACCCGTTCTAGTGAAGCAATGGCAGTAGAGGTTGCTAAATTCCTAGACACTTTGCGTGATGTGCATGGATGCGCACTATGGCTAGAGCACCACGCACCACTAGGGACATCCATGGCTTCCCGTGACTTGCGACCATTTGGCTCATCAGTGTGGTCACGTTGGCCAGAGTTTGGCATCTCTTTAACCCCAGACCCAACAGCACTGAGTGGGTATGAATACAACGTTGGTCACTTCCGTGGAGCGCGTGATAAGCGCCCGTGGCCTACCAAGATGGCACGTGGCGTAGAGCTGCCTTTCGTAGTATTAGACTATATGAAGGTGGATTAACATGGCTCAGTCTAAAAACTTAACAAGAGAGTTCCTTGCAGAGCGCGATTTGCGCATCTTTAAGCTTCGTCAAGCCGGTGTACCCATGAACGAAATAGCCCGCAGGTTCGGTATTGCGACCAAAACTGTTGGTACTTCCATCTCTAGGCAGCTAGAGAAGATGAACAGGGAAGCTTTGATGGCTTACCCAGAAGTACTGCGCATGGAGCTAGAGCGCCTTGATGCGCTTCAGCAAGCAATCTGGCCAATGACTCAACACCGTAAGGTAGCAATGGATGATGGCACCGAAATGCAAGTAGAGCCAGACCTGAAAGCAATCCAGCAAGTCCTTGCAATAATGGATAGACGCTCCAAACTCCTCGGTATGGAGCAAAACAACGTGAACATTCAGATGGACGTCAGCTCTAGTATCCCCATTCGTGCAACTCTTGCAGGTTCTATCCAGCAATCCGTAGGCCAACAGTTTAGTCCGGAAGCAGAAGCTCGTAAAATGCTTGAGCTTATGGGTAAGTCTGGGGTTATGCCTAAGGATTACGTAGATGCAGTTCTTTCCCGTGCTGTTGGTGAATTATCACCCATTATTGATGCCGAAGTTGTGGGAGACTCTGAAATAGAACTATTCGGTGAACCCGTAGATGGAGAAGAAGATGAGTGACGAGCAGGACAACATTGAGGCGGCTATGGATAAGGTAGCAAGCTCTATGAAGCTGACCCGTAAGAGTAATACCGGCTCGGTGCCAGGAGAACCCGCACAAAAGCAGGTAATGGTGAGAGCCACCGAGGCCGACCATGACAAGTGGAAAAAAGCTGCAGAGCGCGAAGGCAAATCAATGGCTGAGTTCATCAGAGATGTGTGCAATGAAGCAAGCAAGGAAGCCCTTGAGTGTCGTCATCCACCAGAATTCAGAAAATCATACCCGTGGTCTGAGTTTTGTTTGAAATGCAACCATAGAATACGCTAATGCTTAATCAGCCCAGTATTAATTTCATCAATTATAACGAGTTTATTTCAGGGGTGATGGCGCAAGCTGAAACCCTAAAGAAGGAGCATGGGTGGAGATATGGGCAGGCGTTTTTTAATGTTCTATTTGAAGAGCGACCAGACATAGCACAAGCTATACACGGTTCAAGTCTTGACCCTTTCTTTAAGCATATAATTAGTATTGAAACCTTAGAGAAAATACAAGAGATGTACCAAGCGGAGGAACAATGAGCCAGGAACTAAACATTACGGACTTTGAGTCGTTTATTAATCAATCCGACAAGCCAGTAATAGTTGACTTCTGGGCACCATGGTGTGGCCCGTGCTCGATGTTTGGACCCGTAATTGACTCCGTAGGCCAAAAGCACTCATCAAAGGTTGTTGTTGCCAAGGTAAACGTTGACGAAAATATGGACCTTGCTATGAAGTACAGCGTGATGAGCATTCCTAGCGTTTTGGTCTTTGTTAATGGGCGCGTAGCTACTACTATTGTCGGCGCGTATCCAGAAGCAGAGTTCGTAGAAAAGATAAAGAAATATCTTTCATGATTGCTTTCTGCGTTTAGGCGCATTAGTATTTCAGCATGGCTAAAAAACCTTCAACAGAAGAATGTTTTTTCCAAAAAGTACAAAAGACAGACTCTTGCTGGCTTTGGAATGGTTCTACCAACGCTAAAGGTTACGGGTCTTTTGCCGTTAATCGCAAAACCACCCTGGCTCATCGGTATTCTTATGTTCTTCACAAAGGTGAAATACCCGAAGGCTTAATAATCTGTCACACCTGCGATGTCCCTGCATGTGTAAATCCAGAACACCTATGGGCTGGTACTTACTCAGATAACGCAATAGATATGGTTAGTAAAAACAGGCACGGCAAGTCGAGTAAAAAGCATACACATTGCAAGAAAGGTCATTCTTTCGAAGAGTTTGAACCACTTGTCTACGTAAAAAAACAAGGTAGACAAATTGGAAAAGAATACAGAATATGTAAAGAATGCAAGCGTATAAGCAGCTCGGAAAGAGGAGGCAGTGAATACCTTGAAAAGATGCGTGAATATCATCATAAAAATCGTGACAGAATAAACGAAGCGAAAAGAAAACGATATCATGCTAGCAAAAATAAAGAAAACCCCTTGCCCTGATAGCTCAATTGGACAGAGCAACAGACTTCTAATCTGTAGGTTGTAGGTTCGATTCCTGCTCAGGGCGCGATATGCTTTATGCATGCCAATACAGAGCGAAGACATAATAATCCTGCGGTGTTGCAGAGATTGGCCCGTACATGCCCATAGCGCATTTGGACGAATGGGTAGATGCGGCGTGTGCAGAGAAGTGCCACAACCAGTGTTTGAGTTATACCCTGAGGAGGAGTTCGCTCGCAATAAAGCTGGCTACACTCCCCCTCCAGAGGTTTAACGTACCGGACAAGCTCCAGTAGCACAGTCGTCTAGGTCGAGAATTCCACCCGTAGCTGCAAACAGCGGAATATTAAAATCAATCTTGGACAATAGCTTCTCGTATACTTCCTTTGTTATCTCCTCATATGGGGGAAGCGGGAAGTTGTGGTCTGCGTGCAATAAGAAGGACACGCTCTTTACTGCTGTGTCGTAGTTCTTTGCTAGCCATTCTTGTATTGTTGGCAGTTCTTCCTTGCGGTAGTACACAGTGACTGACACTGCGTTGTCTGCCCACTCTGTCTGAAGTTTTTTTACCCACTCAAGTTGTTCCAGTGCTGTCATATCTGCCGCTAGAACTGCACCCGTAGGCGATTGACATGGAAACTCAACAACGTAACGAGTGTGGTCTTCGCGTCCATCTAGGCCAAGGTCCCAACAAATCTTGTATCCACGCTTACGACAGGCCTCTACGAGAGGGTCTGCTGCACCAAAACGAACACGGCGGATGTAGTACTGCGCGTATGCGGGGTGAATACCTGGCGTCACTCCTGGAAGTAGCGAAAGTGTTCCTGAGGGTTGAACGGTGGTAAGACGCACTGATTTAGGAAACCCGTACTCTGTTGAGTAGTCAACATCAAGTGCGCGAAGGAACTCATAAGCAGGAGAGAGCCATGCAATTTTCTCTGGCTCACACTGCAACACACCCGTAATGCTTTGTCCTAAACGTGCATTCTTACGAACAATCTCTGTTGTCTTTTCGTACGGATACGAGAGACGTGTAATGCTCTTCTGAACGATGTATAGGAGTTCTGATATCTCGCAAAACTGTTCAAACGATTCGATGTTTGGTAGGAAGAGCGTAGATAGGTTGCACGATTCGCCATCACCAAGAGCAATCTCTGCACATGGATTGAATCCTTCGATTGTGTTATCTAGACGACGTTCTCCAAGGCGTCCTTGCGTGCGCGCGAGACGACGATTGACCAAACCGTATGGTTCTCCTGAGCCATCGTATCCCTTCCAGAGTTCGGGAAGTATTTCATCAAAATGGTCTGCATAGATACTGTTGTTGGAGTTTGCACGATATGCCGGAACGTTACCCGTAGACCAATTCTTTGCACGGATAAACAACACATCGTCAGGGTCACCAATAGCAATCTGTGCAGAACGACGAGACGAGCCAGATACTACGATTTTGCCAATGATGTTGCAGATGTCAAGCACGTCGATGCTGCGAAGCTTCTTGCCTTCGCGATTCTTCATTACTTTGCAGATGTCTTCTATGCCATCAATCAGTGCACCTGGTCCAGATGCTGTTCCTCCGAAAGTCTTAAGTGGTGCACCAAACTCGCGAATCAAGATGGTGGAATACGAAAAAGACTTACCCGTGTCGAAATATGACTTCAATACGCTGTGCAAAAGACGACGCCATCCAGTACGTGAGTCTGGAACGATAATGTCTGCATCGTTAGAGCGTTCATGCGAGATTGTTACATTCGGTTTTACTTTTGGAAGTTCGTGTATCTTTGAGCGCTCAACAGAGAAGCCAACGCCTCCACCAAGCATAAGGTAGTCAAATAGAAGCTCAAAGTCTTCTACCTTTTCTATGTTTGTGAAGTAGCAGTTATTGAGGGATGTTCCACTGAACTCTTTAACAAGTGGGGTACCTAACTGCCACAATGCGCGACCTGAGAGCGAGCAACGCAAGTGAAACATGTGGTCAAAGAGTTTTTCTGCCTTAACTTCAGATAGTGGAGCACCAATGTCAATGGCTCCATCTATCGCCCGTACGATAGTTTCAATCCATGTTTCATTACGACCAAGTCCTTCTATCGGACGGCTATATGTACGCAGATAAACGACTTCTCCAAGTCCACCAAAACCCCAAGGAGTTTGTTTTTGTGAATAGGACAAAATGAATTCGGGGGAAAAGATTGACATTGCACGCTTTCTAAGTAGATGACTAAGGAAATAAAGTTTACCTCAGCTGAGTTGGCGATGTCAGTCTAGGAGATGCCTAACTCTTTTGCACGCTCAAGAGTTATATAACTTCCTTTGTGTGCAACTACTACTTTTACTTTAGTGAAAGGGGTTATCTGTCTTTCTTCGTAAAGAGTTTCTTCAACAAGAATCATCTGAGCGTTCTTTAGTGTTTCAATAACACTGTCAGCAAATGCTATGTGTGGCGGTTTAGTTGCAGTATGACTTGACACACAGTCACCCGTAGGGTGATTACAGACTGGACATGCAGACCTATCAGCTCTAAGGACAGGAATTCCATCTAATACTGTGTCATCGTAGAACTGGCTCATAAAGCAATTCTACTGTAAAGAACTATTTAGTTCTTGAACCAGGAAAGGAATCGCTTGCGAAGATTCTCTGGCTTGATGTCATTAGCGTAAATAACTTTACCATTGACAGTCGCTGATACGTTCGTTGTGCTGGTTGTTGTATTCTGGAATGTGTCCCAAAGTTTCTCAGCAAAATGTGCATCTTCATGTAACTCTTGCGCAGATATGCCCGTGGCCTTTTTGGGCGCTTGCTTCTTGGCTGCAGTCTTCTTTGCTGCTGTCGTCTTGACAGCGGACTTTTTGGCTGTAGCTTTCTTGACAGGTGCTTTCTTAGCAGGAGATTTCTTGGCAGGCTTCTTCTTGGTAGGAGCTTTAGCTGCTGTATTCTTAGCAGCAGTCTTCTTTTTAGGAGCTGCTGTCTTCTTTGCTGGGGTCTTCTTTGTTGCCATGCTTGACAGACTAGTAGGCTGAGGTGCCTACATGGCGGAAGTATGCTGTATTAATGCCCGTAGCCAATGGGGGAAGTTTCACTGGGAGACAAGTGCGATTAGATACAGAGTTTCCACATCGCCTTGACAAGGTGGCTATGGCGATGCTCTCAGGGATGGCTGTCAAAGAACAGATTGTCAAAGAGTTTGGCATAGGCGAAGATGCCAATATGTGCATCTACTGCTGGAAAGACAACAAGGTAATGCTGCTGCTGAACATGATGTCATCCACTCAGAAGCTGGAACCTATGACTCGCTTTGAGAGGGTCAACAATGCTCTATGTATAGCAAGGGCAGGCTGGGGGGTAGACGCTGTAACTATGGTAGCTGAGGGGTGGTGCAGCACTAATCCTGAATACACCAAGGACAGGGAACTACAGGTAGCTTTCCTTGATAAAGACTCACCCGTACGCGAATGTCTGACTATCACTCACTTAGAGGATGGCTCTCTCACTTTCTTAGCAAAGCCTTACAAGCTAGGTGTGCCTAGGGCTGTGCTCTGGGAAGAGGAGCTCTACTTTCCTAATCGCACAATGGTAAGAGGACAGGAGGGCTTCTATCCTCGCCTCTTCGAGAAGGTGCTGACAGAGGTTAGCTACAAGACTCCACCTCCTGACGAGGACACCTACTACTCTGAGCTAGGTGATGGACTGCTGAAGCTTGGCTTTACCTGCGAATGGTTCTAAGCCAGCCCGTGGCCCTTTTGTGACTCTATAGAGCAAAGTGACTAGGGATAGACGAGTCACCTCTGTGTACGTCTCTATCGTAGGATACCAACGAAGACTGGATAGGTGACGTGTATGTATAGGACACTAGCTCTTTAGGCAATGCTCCTACTAGTGCAGCACTAGCGTCACGTTCATTGGTTTCAAGAAGAGACTTATCTAAAGCGCTTACATCAACAGCAAGTATGCATGCGTGATTGTGTTTTTTCCTATCGACTACGACTGTCTCTTTGCCTTCTTTGACAGACGTAGAGATGCCTTTGAATGATACGAAATCACGTACTGCTATGAAACCTGCTGCAAACTCAGGCTTATTACATAGATGAATGAAACCATCTTCTCCTGGCTTTAAGCCTTCATCAAGGATTGCTTCTATTGAGTCAGGAAAGCAAGCATGATAAAGGACTTGTTGGTCGATTGGTTGGTTGTCAAGGTGTTCACTGTTCATGGTCTGCATCATAGAACAAGTTCTGTATATCTGATTGTATATATTGACATGAATGCCTATTTTGCCAGTCTCGAATCCTAGAACTAGAACATGCCAGAATGCTTAGTTGCTAATTTGCCAAAAAGTTTAATTGCATGTTTAATTGCATGAGGTATCGCGATGATGAGAAAAAAACACACAGAAGCCCCGACTCTAAACTTTCTGGTGAGTGTGGGTGTGTGTGTGGGGGTGCGTGACACATTTTCATCACCATCCATTGCAGATAGATTTATCCGAAACTTCCCCAGTGGTTGCAATATTCCATTTGACCGGTACTATTGTTCTTATGCCGAATATACGCAAACCTCAATTAAGCAAGCCTAAAAGCAGCCTGATACTCGATGACAGCCTCGTAGAGTGGCTCCGACACCAGGACTGGTCGGAGTTCGCTACTAGCATCGTCTCCTTCTACGACAAGAATGGGGGCATGACCGTCAAACAGCGCGAATCCGGGCGCAAGATGCGTGCAAAACTTGACGAATCCTACGGAGTGGCTGAGAAGTCGATTGGTGATGGCATGTACATAGACAGGGCCGGCGAACGCCTGTACAAGCTCGCACACGTCTCTAAGAATGGCTACAAGACGCGTACGCTGCGTATGCGACGGATAGAGCTTCCTAACTGGCACGAGGTTAAAAACGGGTTTGGGGCCAGCAATAAGGACGATTTTTACGAGGCTGTGGACGAGGGGTACATTCGTTTGCTATCTCTTGACGAAATGCGCGACATCGGGCGCAAGACTGGCATCTGCTGTGCCTGTGGTAGGGCTCTAGACGACCCTAAGAGCATCGAAGACGGTATTGG